GAGAGCGATGTTACTTAAACCGAGAGAAAATACGAATGAACAGTCTTCGCCAAATCTGCAGAGGTTCTCAAATGATTCGGATTACTAAATGGTAAAACGTGTTCTTCCTAATCTCAAGAACTTTGCGTCCGTCCGTCAGATCAAACGAAAGATCAAAGGTAGTGAAGTTATTTATCAGAATCGAGAAGCGTTAGCGCAAGAGCTGATTAATTTGGGTACTGCGAACATTACGGACATTGTATCTTGGGATAAGGATGAAGAAGGCAAGACGATTACTGAGGTAAAGGACATTAAGGATATACCGAAGTCAGCGTTGGGTGCGATCAAGAGGATTCGTATTTTACAAGATGGCACGTTGGATATTGAGATGATTGATAAGGTGAGAGTGTTGCAGATGTTAGCGAAGTCGGCTGGGTTGTTGGATGCGGAACAAGATGCGGATAAACCAGCGGTGATTGATATTAAGATGGTAGGACCGAAAGATGACAACTAACATACCAGGATTAAAACTTGACTTTAGCAAATCGCCTACGATCTGGAAATTTCTACAGGATAAATCTTTTGTTAGAGGATTGATCGGTCCTGTTGGTTCGGGCAAATCCTATGCGTGTTGTGCTGAAATTTTTAAAAGAGCGATACAACAAAAACCAAGTCCTAGAGATGGAATAAAATATTCTCGGTTTGTTATTGTAAGAAACTCATATCCGATGTTAAAAACCACTACGCTGAAAACGTGGCTTGAGTTATTTCCAGAGCATATCTATGGTCCTGTTCATCATTCGCCACCGATTACACACCACATCAAACTTCCCTCTAGAGATGGAGCTGCGGGAATAGATTGCGAAGTAATATTTTTGGCACTCGATCAACCGAAAGATACCAGAAAATTATTATCATTAGAAATTACGGGTGCTTGGATCAACGAGTGCCGTGAGCTGCCAAAGGCTGTGATCGATGGAACCACTCACCGCGTGGGTAGGTATCCAAGCAAAGAAGATGGCGGACCAACGTGGCGTGGTGTTATTTTAGATACTAACCCTCCTGATGATGACCATTACATTTATCGTTTATCCGAGAAAGAACCACCGAAAGGAAAGTTTGCATGGAAATTTTTTAGACAACCGCCAGGTGTATTCGAAGCTCAAGATGTTCCCAAAGAAATGCCTGAAGCTCAAGGATTTGTTTTTGGCGGTGGTAAATGGTGGCAGACCAATGAGAAAGCAGAAAATCTAAATAATCTTCCCGTTGGGTATTACGAACAATTGTTGGGCGGAAAGAATCTCGATTGGATTCGTTGTTATGCAGAAGGCAAGTTCACTTACGTTCAAGAAGGTCGACCCGTTACACCAGAGTTTGATGATTCAACCATGACCGAAGATTGTGAAATTTTAGACGGAGTGCCTGTACAAATAGGATTAGACTTTGGTTTAACACCAGCTGCGGTATTTGCTCAACGAGATCATAAAGGTGTATGGAGAATCATCCATGAAATTGTAACTTACGATATGGGATTAGAACGCTTTGCTATTTTACTCAAAGAAGATATTAATCGATTTTTTCCTAAAAATGATATTGTAGTTTTTGGCGATCCAGCGGGTTCGCAACGATCAACCTTAAATGAAGATACTTCGTTTGATCATTTAAAAACACATGGCATTATTGCCAAACCTTGTGCCACTAATAATTTTAAAACCAGACGAGAAGCACTCGCCATGCCGATGACTAGATTGATTGATGGTAAACCAGGCTTTAGAATAGATCGTAAATGTGTTCGCTTGAGAAAATCATTAGCGGGTGGTTATCATTTTAAACGAGTGGCAATCGGTGCTGGGCAAGAACGATTTAAAGATACACCGAATAAAAACGAACATTCGCATATCGGTGATGCAGCACAGTATTGTTTACTCGGTTCTGAATATCGAACCATGACTAGAGGAAAGTCCAGACAGTTACAACCAATGGTAGCTAAGATCGACTTTGATCCGTTAGCGTAATGTTTACAACTATAGAACTAAACCAAGCAATGCGACTCGATGGAGAGCATACCAAACTTGTTCCGTTTCATTACACTCATTTAAAATTTATGGATTATCGAGAAACAGAAAAAAAATTGTTTGAAAGTTTTTATGATTATTCAGAACGGATCAAAACCTATCCGATACAAGGATTATCATTCTCTGGTATGGTGGGAAAAAAGATTGTCTGTTGCTTTGGTTTGCTACCGATCTGGGAAGGTGTGTACGAAGCATGGCTAATACCATGTTTGCAAATAGGCGAACATAAATTTAAATTTCATAAAGCAAGTCTGAGATTTTTTAACTACGCTGCCAAGAAACTAAATATTCATAGATTACAGATAAATGTGAGTAGGTATAATTACCTAGCATACAAATGGGCATTGGCATGTTACTTTCTGGAGGAAGGTATTTTAAAAGAATATGGTCCAGACAAATCGGATTATTTTATAATGGCTCGGTTGTTTGGTAAAACGAAAAAGGAGTAGACATGGGCGGAATATTCTCAAGACCAAAACCACCAGCACCACCACCAGGTCCGAGTCAGGCAGAACTCGATGCAATATCTCGTAGAGAAAAACTAGCAGAAGAAGAAAAAGCAAGACAATCAAGAGAAATAGCTGCTCGTAAACGATCAAGGAAAAGAGGTGCGCAAGGTTTAATGACAGCATTTATTAGTCGTACTCCAGAAGAGGATCAAGGTCAGAACACATTAGGACCAAGAAGTTCAAGATAATGAATAAAAAATATATTAGAAACCCAAAGAAAAGAGAGGATAAAGATGCCCGAAGTAATGTACAAAAGTAATAGCAAGATGATGAAAAAAAGTTTTCCGTACAACTCTAAAGGTGTTATGGAAGCGAAGAACTTTGCTAAAATGACAGGCGGTAAAATGAAAATGTCTGTTAACGAATCTCGTATGAAGTATGCTAAAAAAACATAAGAATCCAAAAGGAGGACTAACCGAAGCGGGAAGAAAATTTTTTAAAAGAAAAGAAGGATCTAATTTAAAACCAGGTGTTAAAGGTGCAGCCAATACACCAGAAAAGATGCGAAGAAAAGGATCATTCTTGAGTCGGTTTTACGGGCGGTCTGACCTTCCCCCATTTAAAAAACCAAACGGAGAACCGACTCGGTTTGCACTAGCCGCAAGAGCTTGGGGAGAGTCTGCTCCAACCAATGCTCAAGCAGCTAGAAAGTTAGCAAGTAAAGGAAAGAATTTATTAGAACGATATCAAAATACTAAGAAAGCATAATGACAAAAACAATTAACATGACATACGACAAATTTATAAAATCAAGTGATCAAGGATTTAGAACTACATTTAAAAAAATGGGTATGTTAGGCGAGGTTTTTTTAACGGGAAATGGTGGGTCAGGTTATAAACGTATGTTTGAAAATTATAAAAAAGATGTGCAAAACAAAATTAGAACAAACCAAATTAGATTCGTAGGATCAAGTCCTCGGTCAACCACTAGAAACCCAAGATCAAAAAGACGATCATTAATGAATAGAGCATCATGAATAAATTAACACCAAAACAACTAAAATCAAAATACGATAAAAACAATACCCATAAGGATAATTGGCGATCCATATACGAAGACGCATACCGCTATTCGCTGCCAATGAGAAACCTACATGACGGGTACTATGATGGCGATGTTCCAGGTCAAGATAAAATGTCCAGAGTGTTTGATTCTACTGCGATTGATTCTACACAAAAATTTGCCAATCGTTTACAATCAGGACTATTTCCACCCGCAGCTCGATGGTGTCGTCTAATACCAGGATCAGAAATACCAGAAGAACGAAAAATAGAAACCCAACAAATACTCGATAGCTATTCTGATCGTATGTTCGATATCATGCGACAATCTAATTTTGATCAGGCTATGGGAGAATTTCTTCTTGAACTTGCTATTGGAACTGCGGTTATGTTGATTCAACCTGGCGATGAAGTAACCCCTATTCGCTATACTGCTGTACCAACATTTTTAATTACATTTGAAGAAGGACCATTCGGAACTGTCGATAAAGTATATCGTAGAATGAAACGTCCGTATGGTGTATTAGATCAAGAGTTTCCTGACATAAAGATTCCACAAGATATGAAACAAAAATACACCAACCGAGAAGGTGAGATGGTGGAACTGATTGAAGGTACATACTACGATAAAAACACAGGCAGATACCATTATCAAATCATTGATCGAGGAGGACAAAACGAACTGGTTTATAGAGATCTTAAATCATTTCCTTGGGTTATTGCCAGATACATGAAAGCAGCAAACGAAAGATATGGTCGAGGTCCTGTTCTCACCGCACTACCTGATATAAAAACTTTGAATCGAGTACTAGAGCTGACACTTAAAAATGCTTCGCTAACCATTGCGGGTGTATATACTGCGGTTGATACGGGTGTAATTAATCCAAACTCAATCAATCTCGTTCCTGGTGCGATCATCCCTGTAAACTCAAACGGAGGTCCTAGAGGAGCAGACTTACAACCCTTACCCAGATCAGGCGATCCACAGTTAAGTCAGATTATAACAAACGATCTTCGTATGAACATAAAGAAAATTTTACTTGATGAATCATTACCGCCAGACAATATGTCGGCTCGAACTGCTTTAGAAGTAGCGGAGCGAATGAAACAATTATCACAAAATTTAGGTTCTGCATACGGACGCTTAATAAATGAAACGATGTATCCTGTTGTAAAAAGAACTCTAGAGGTTATGGATGCACTCGGTATTATCCAACTACCACTCAAGGTCAATGGATTGCAAGTTAAGATTCAACCTGTAGGTGAAATAGCTATGGCAAGTAATATGACAAAAGTTAATCAGATTATGCAGTATATTCAGATCGCATCAAGTCTAGGTCCTACAGGACAAATGACATTTAAGATTGAAGAGGTTGCCGACTTTATCGCAGATGCAATGGCAGTTCCAGCTTCGATCCGTACTACGTTTGAAGAACGACAACAGATGCAACAAGTCATGGCGGAACAAGCTCAAGCTCTAGCTCAACAACAGATGCAACAAGGTATGCAACAAACACAAGAACCTAATGTAGCCGAGGGATAATCATGCAAGTACAAATGACTAAAAAAGAGTTTGATAGACTTCCAAAAATTCAACAACAAGCAATTTTAATGATGAACCCAATGTTGAGAAAAAAATTTAAAATTAAAAAATGAAACCCAACAACAAGCAGCAACAAACGATCAATAGTCCTGGTTGGGAGGGATTAGATGCAATGCCTAATCCTAATGCAAGGATCGAACCCACCGAACTCGATAAATTATATCAACAAGTATTTTCCACCGAACAAGGTCAGAAGTTACTCGACCACTTACAAAAAACCTATCTTGATGTACCGACATGGACACCAGGATATGATAACTCATTTGGCTATTTTAGAGATGGTCAAAACTCTGTAGTCAGAGAAATTATTTTAAAATTAAGGAGAGCTAGAAATGGATGAAGTCCAAAACCAAGAAGAAGTAAAAACAGAAGAAACAACAGAACAACCAGCAGAAGGATTAATGTCGAATGCTTCACTTGAAAAAGAAGAAACAACTCAAGATGAAGGTATGGCAACGAAGTCAGTAGATCAAGTTGTTGAAGGTGAAGATTTAGAGAATGTTGAATTTGAAAGACCTGATTATTTTCCAGAAAAGTTTTGGGATAAAAAAGACGGACCAGATGTAGAAGGTATTGCAAAAGGTTATGCAGAACTTGAAAAAGCATTTCATAAAAAAAATAGTAAAGCACCAGAGTCCTACGATTTAAAAACTCTAGAAGAAAAAGGTATTGATCAATCTGATCCAGAAGTTGAGTTTGCATCAGGGTGGGCGAAAGCAAATAATATCTCGCAAGAATCGTTTGATGAATTAGTCAGTAAGATAGCAGAGATTAGAGGAGAAAGCATACAAGAACAAGAAATCAATGAGAAAGAAGAACTCGCCAAGCTCGGTGAAAATGCAAACGAAAAAATACAAAGTATGGTGAATTGGGGTAGAAAGCTAGTGAGTCAAGGTATTCTAAACAAAGATGACTTTGAAGAATTTAAAATCATGGGTGGTACTGCTCAAGGTATCCGTATTCTAAATATCTTCAGAGGTATGACAGGCGAAAAAGAAATACCAACAATGACAATGCAAGTCGATGGTTTAGACAAAGACGAGGTGTTATCGAGAGTCGCAGATCCTAAATATGCAACCGATGAAGCATTTAGAAAACAAGTAGAAAAAGATATGATCGAACTTGAGAAGTCAGGTAAGCTATCCAGATAAACGCTAGATGTTTCTTTTTTTCTTGAAAAGCGTGTCAAGATGTTTTATAAATAATTAACCAATAACCTTTTTTGGCTGGTTTGGCTTCTCAGAAATGAGATTGTGTAGGGCAATTCCTTATATGTTTGGCTGGATCTTTTTCCAATAACCGAAGCGATTAGTAAACAATTATAACTATTTAACAGGAGTACAATTATGAGTACAGGATTATCAACAGCTTTTATTACCCTGTTTGAAGCAGAGGTAAAACAAGCATATCAAGGCGAGTCTGTATTGAATAATAGTGTTAGAATGAGAACAAATGTTCAAGGTTCAACTGTCAAGTTTCCTAAAATTGGAAAAGGTGTATCACAGATTAGAACTCCACAAACAGATGTTGTGCCATTGAACACAGATTTCAGCACAGTAACAGCCACTATGAGCGATTTTATTGCAGCCGAATACAGCGATATTTTCGATCAGAGTAAAGTCAACTTCGATGAAAGACAGGAACTTGCCCAGGTGGTAGGCAAAGCCATAGCCAGAAGGGAAGACCAGATTATCATTGATGTCATGGAAGCAGCTTCACCAGGAGCAACTATTGCGAACACAGTAGTAACTTCAGGATCAGCAACAGCTTCAGATCTAAATATTGGTAAAATCATCGCAGCAAAAAAAGCTATGGACGCTGCTAACGTACCTCCGAACGACCGACATGCAATTGTGCATGCCAACAATATCGCTGGACTATTAGGAGATGAAAGGGCAATCTCTGGTGATTTCCAAAATATACGAGCATTAGTACAAGGTGATATTAATACCATGATGGGATTTCAATTTCATGTTGTCGGTGATCGTTCAGAAGGCGGACTTGCCATTGATGGCAGTTCAGATAGAAACACATTCTTTTATCACAGATCAGCGATTGGCTGTGGCGTAAGTGTCGCACCAAAAGTTGAGGTCAACTATGTGCCTGAGAAAACTTCGTTCTTAGTAAGTGCGATGTATTCAGCTGGTGCAGTTGTGATCGATACTGAAGGTTTGATAAAAGTAACTTGTAGAGAATCATAGGAGGTAAATTATGGCATTCGCAAGAGCGGGATGGAATCCTATTGGTGGCATGAGTAAAAGAGGGTCTGCTCCACAAATTTGGAGTTATACCACTACTGATAATCTAGCCACAATGAATACTGAAGGATACTTTAATTCGGTATCTGATGAAGTAAAAGTCGGTGATCTAATTTATGTTCATGATTCAAACACACCAACTGCATCTCTAGTCGTTGTATTAAGTGTAACGGCTGCTGGCGTGGTTGATGTGAGTGATGGAACAGCACTTAGTGTAGCTGACGCTGACTAAATTATAAACTGTGGGGAGCTTCGGCTCTCCACTTTTATTTAAGGAATTATTATGGCAACGGGAGATAATCAGGTAAGCATAGCAAATCAAGCATTACTTCTTCTCGGTGCTGATACGATTGCTAGTTTTTCAAATGGTACAGCGATCGGCAACGCTTTAGATATTATCTATCCTAAAGTAAAAACAACAACCCTTGGAATGTATCCTTGGACATTCACTCTTAAAAAAGCAGAACTATCAAGATTATCTACTGCTCCTACTGCACATTTTTTACATCAGTACAAATTACCATCTGATATGATCAATAGTGTTCCCAGATCAGTTTACAATTCTAGTGATAGAGGAGCTGCAACAATTAAAGATTATCAAATACAAGGCGAAACATTATTAACCGATAACACATCAATCTTTGTAGATTATCAACAAGACATAGTAGAAGGTAAACTCCCTGTATATTTTACTCAATTACTTGTTTATATGTTGGCGTGGAATCTAGCAGAAACAATTACAGATCAGACAGAAAAAGGAGCATACTATAAACAGATTGCATTAGGCGGAGCAGCCGATAACAACAGAGGTGGATATTTTAGAACCGCTATCAATTTAGATGGTGCGGGCGAAACTCCTCCTGTTATTGCACAATATCTGTTAACTGAAGTGAGAGGAGCATGAGCAGAATTGTTCAGTACCAATCTTCATTTACTATGGGCGAGTTTGATCCACTTGTTAAAGGTCGAGTCGACATTACACAATATCAAGCGGGTTTAGAGAAAGCAACCAATGTGGTATGTATTCCGCAAGGTGCAATAGAAAGACGACCAGGACAACAATTTTTACTAGATGTATCATCTGATTTAGGAGGATCATTTACTGCACAACAAGGACTTCGTTTAATTCCCTTTGAGTTTTCAAGTGTTGATTCGTTTATGTTAGTCTTTGTTAAATTATCTACGAGTGCTACCAACAACGCCAAGATGTTTGTATTTAGACAAGGCGTATTGCAGACCAATATAAACTCAAGTGGTAATAATTATTTAACTGTATCGTTAGGCGATATATCATTGGATGCAATAACCTTTACACAATCTGCGGACACGTTGATTCTTATGCATGAAGATCTAGCTCCGCTATCGATTGTTAGAGGAGCAAACAATACTTCATGGACAGCTTCAACAATCAGTTTGACTTCGCCAAAGTTTGCTTTTACAAAAACAGAGGTTGAACCAGGTGCTAATATAACGCCCTCCTCTATTGATGGCACTGCAACCATAACAGCATCGGCTAGTATTTTTCATGATGGAAGAGAAGGAACAGCACAAGCGGGGTCGTCAAATACAATTACTCTAGATTCGAGTTCTTTATCAACAAACGATATATACAATGGATCAACAATAACAATTACTGCTGGTACTGGATCAGGACAAATTCGCATAATATCCGATTATGTAGGTTCTTCAAAGGTAGCTACTGTGTCTGAAAACTTCACTACCCAGCCAGATGCTACATCTGAATTTAAAGTCGAGTCGCAAGTAAATCAATATATTAACGTGAAAAATGGATTTGGAAGAGCTAGGATCATTGAAAGAAATTCAGCCACCTCTATAAAAGTAAATGTAGAGATTCCGTTCTTTAACACTTCTGCAATATCAAATGGTAATTGGGAACTCGAAGCGGGATACGAAGATGTATTTTCATCGACTAGAGGGTTTCCAAAAACAGGGGTATTTCATGAAGGACGATTGTATTTTGGTGGATCAAAGAGTTTACCTAATGCTTTATTTGGATCAAAGGTATCTGACTTCTTTAATTTCTTAGAAGCTGAAGGTTTGGACGACGATTCTATTTTCGCTGTCCTAAGCAACAATTCTGTAAATGCTATTACTGGTATTCGCTCTGGCCGCGACCTTCAGATATTTTCGACTGGCTCAGAATTTTTTGTCCAGCAAAGCGAAGGACAACCTATTACGCCTGGTAATCTAACAATCAAAGCGGCAACATCGTCTGGATCAAAACCTAATATCATGCCTGTATCGGTTGAAGGTGGTACTATTTTCTTACAACGATCAGGAAAAGCATTACGAGAGTTTTTATTTAGCGATGCAGAACTGTCGTATCAATCAAACAATATCTCGTTGTTATCAAGTCATTTGCTAAAAAGTCCTGTCAAGATTGCATTTAGAAGAGCAACGTCTACAGATGATGGTGATTTACTTATGATTGTCAATGGTACTGATGGAACGATGGCAGCGTATTCGATACACCGATCACAAAAGGTTGTAGCTCCAAGTGAGTTTATAACTGATGGTACATACGAAGATTGTGCGGTTGATATTGATGATATCTATGTGATTGTTAAGAGAACGATCAATAGTAGTACAAAACATTATATAGAAAGGTTAGACGATGATAGAACTACTGACGCTTCTTTTCAGCTTTTTGATGGGAGTTCTGATGGCAATAAGCCTACCTCCACGACAGTTTCAGGTCTTAGTCATTTGGAAGGGAAAACTGTGGAATGTGTTCGAGATGATATTTTCTTGGGTGAAAAAACTGTTTCTTCAGGACAAATAACAATCGATCAAGTTCCGACAACGTATGTTGAAATAGGTTTGCATCATGATGTATTAGCGAAAACATTACCAGCAGAACCCAGACTTGCTTCAGGTACAATGGTCGGAAGAAAAAAAAGAATAGTAGCGGTATCTCCTGTTTTAAATCAAACACAGAATATTGCTATTAACGGGAACGAGGTAAGTCTTAAACAATTCCCCTACACTCTTGATTCTTCTGAAACATCATTTACAGGACGAAAACGAGTAACACCACTATTAGGTTATGACGAGGAAGCTCAAATATCAATCACTCAAACGAAACCATTATTTTTTACATTGTTAAGTTTAGAGTATAGCGTGAGTGGTAGTCAATGAGTTTTGGTTCTGTAGTTAGTGCGGGTATTGGGTTAATTGGTTCTGTTTTGCAGTATCGATCTTCTGTTGCTGAAGGAAGAATACAACAACAAATTGCAGAAGCAGAAGCTCGTAATGAACGACTCAAAGGACGAGTCGAAGCAGTAAAAGCTCAAGAATCAGCTAATGAAATACTAAGACGAACAAAAAGAGCATTAGCATCAAACATTGCCAGAGGATATTCTAGTGGTGTATTACCAGAAGTAGGATCGTCAGCGGTGTTCTCTGAACAACAAATCTTACGACCCGCAGCATTAGATGTTGGTATATTAGATCAAGATGCTTTCTTAGCTATTGAACAATCAGAACGTCAAGCAAGGAATTTAGAATACAAAGGTCGTATGGCAGCAAGACAAGCTCAAACTGCTGCACTCGGTAATCTAGTTATGTCAGTTGCACAAGTTGGATTATCTGGTGCTTTTAGTGGCATGAATCTTGGTGGTGGCTCTGGTTATTCAGCAAGTGCATTTCAAGGAGTAAGTAAAGCTGGAACAAGAAATGTACCAATGTCTGCTAGAGTAGGACCAGCGTTTGGAGGATAGATGGCTGAAAGAGTACGATTAAATAGATCAATATTAAGTTCAAGGTACACACCAAGCGCTGCAACCGAGGTAGGTATATTAGAACAACAATCAGTAGGTCAGAGTCAGATCACACAGTTACTCAATACTATGTCAGGTTTTTTTTACGATCAAATGGCTGAGAAGGTGGTAGAAGAAGGAGAAATGTATGGTGCGACAAATCCAATTACTATGGAGGAGTTAGAAAAAGCATCGAAGACAGGAGAAGATCCTACGAAAAGACTTGGGTATGGATTAAAAGGCAAAGCTGCAAGAAGCACAGCATTTCAAAATGTAATGTCAGAAATAGAATTACAAGCGACAAGAGATTTTTCAGAATATATTACTCAAGCAAAAACACAAGAGTTAGACCCGCAAGAGGTGGCTGATGGTTTAGATGCTATATCACTAGGATATTCTAATATTTTAAAAGATGTAAGTCCAACAGATCATATTAAACTTAAAGGTGAGTTATCACAAATAACAGGTGGACATTTTAAAGGGTACATAAATGATTTAGCAGATATACAAATTACAAGAGATAAAGCAACTACTGCTGCTGAAATAGAATCTACTTTAACAAAAATTCCTACACACATAGATAACATTTTACTAACACCTGGTAAAACCGAACAAGAATATTCAGATGAATTAGTAACAAGAAGAACATTGACAAACAATGTTTTATTAAATGAAGCACTAACCAAAGGAAAATATAATGTTTCGCAAATCCAACAGTTAAGAGAAACTTTAGATAAAGAACATTTGAATTCATATAAATCAAAAATTATTGCAATAAGCTTACAGACAGGAACAACATCCAATAATACTGCAAAAATCACAGCCAACAAAAAAACAGGAAACTCACAGATTGATGCCATGTTACGACAACTTAACACAGAGGATCGATTAAAATTAATTAAGGAAATGCGACAGGCTAGAGAAGATGAAATATCTTTTCAAAAAGCGATAGACGATTCAGATGATGAGATCAGTAAAACTAAATTTGTGGAATCTAAACTTAGAGCTTTTGAAGCGTTAGATACAAATAATATGGTTGAATATAACAAAGAATTGATTGTTATGAAAACCATTGACCCTGACAACAAAGCAATATTTGATATAGAACGAAAACGAGTAGAACTTGGTGGAAGAAGATTAACGAGCAATCCTGTAGAATTTGATAGGTTGCAAATATTAGCCAATAAAAACATTTTAGATTTTGACGAACTAAATAAATTTAGAGGTGAACTTAGTAAAAAAGATTATGATAGCTTATTTACAGAAGTAGAAAAAGACAAAGATGATGCGATAAAAGAAGCGTTAAGGTCAGTTGTTGAGTTACGAGAATTCGATCCGTTGGCTGAAAGAAAAGAAGAAACAAAAGAGAGTCGTTTATATGCTAGGTTGTTTGGTGGTCTTGTGAATGCACAAGCAGAAGCTCAGACAGAGTTACGAAGTTTTAATGTTAAAGAATGGTTAGCAGATAATGTTGCTGAGCAGAATAAAGAAATTACAGCACTTGTTCGAAAAGAAAAACTTGGACAATTAGAAACTTCCTTCGAAAGTATAAAAACAACAATAGAAACAGTTAAACTTGATTTAGTGGTATCAGAGTTTTCACTTCAAAACTTAGAAAAACTTTTAACTTTTATAAATACTTCAGACGATGGAAAAATTAAAAGATTAAAAAAAGTCCTTAAAAACAATGGCATAGATCCAATTAAACAAGCAAAAGAACTAAAAACCTTTAAAGACGAGTTTGGTAATGAATGACGATGACATTTTAGATTATATTGAAGATAGCCGTAATTTAAGAGCTTTAGGCACAGAGTTAGAGTTTGCTTATGATGAAAACGATATGTTAATTTTAAAACAATATGTTGAACCAACAAGACTTCAAGGGATTACAGAAGGGTTGCAAAGAGTGGCGGGTACAAGTGCAAGTATGGGTGCTGGTGCTGTTGGAGCAACATTAGGATTTCCTACTGATCTTGCAAGTTTGTTTGTAAGCATTGGTAAGTCTGTCGGTGCAGAAGATGGTAAAAAATTAGAAACATTTACAAATACTTTTGAAACATTATCAAAAGAAAATTATGGATCACAGTTTTATAAAGGTCTTTTCGATAACTTTATTGATGATTTAAATATATCAGATCAAAAGAAAAAAGATTTCAAAGCTGGATTTGTTGGCGGAGAGTTTTTAGGTGTTGGCAATATAGGAGGACAAGCAGCCAAGAAAGCTCCCGCAGTTGCCAAGAGCATTAAAGAAACATCAGAAGAAGTCGGAGAAGCTGCACAAAAAAGAGTAGATGAGAATCAAGGTTCAATGACTATGTCGAGTATGGGTGTAGGTGAGATGGGTAACATGGTTAATAAAGGTTTATCTAAATTAGCTCCTAACAAAGGCGAGGTTGTTAACCTAAAACCAAAAGTAGATCGTCTTAACTTTTACTCTAAAGCAGAAGAAGTAACTAATCAGTTAAAACAGAATAAAGGTACAGGACAACAGTATCGCCAACAATTACTGAAAGCTGGAGTAAAACCAGATGAGATAGAATGGCTAGGACTTGATGATGTTCTTAACAAAGGCAAGATTACGAAACAAGAACTACAGGATCAGATCAATGCAAACAGAATAGAATTAGATGAGGTAGAGTTGTCTGGTGGTGGCGATGATGTATTAGATGGATTAGCAACAAGATTTAATGAAAACGAAACACCAATGTCCGTAGAAGATGCTTATGGACCAGAGTATTTAAATAACCGAGCAGATGAATTATTTGAAGAAGGTCCTTTAGATAAATCAAGAACAGACTTTACTAGAGAAAAAGCAATGCAAATGGCAAAGGAAGAATATGACGAAAATCCTATTATGAAATATGTTGACCCAGAAACAGGATATACAATTACAGGCAATGATGATGTAGGGTATCAAATATTTAGGTCAAGAGCAGATAGCAGTAATTTCCGTAATGCTATTGATTATAATGAAAGAAACCCAAGTCAATCAAGAGATGTTCCATATTCACTAAACGAAGCGGTAATAAGAGCAGAAGAAGATATGATGGATAGAGGTGCTGGTGCTGGGATGGTTGGAGGTACAAGGTTTGGAGAATACACAGAACCAGGCGGAGATAATTACCGAGAGTTTTTAATTAAATATAATGATCCTAAAGTGCAATTTGACGAGAGTCATTTTGATGAATCAAATGTTATTGCTCATTTTAGAACAAAAGATAGAACAACAAGCGATGGTAAGAAAGTATTTTATATAGAGGAGATTCAATCGGATTGGGGTCAAAAAGGTAGACAAAGTGGTTTTAAAAAATCAGAAGAAGAAATGGTAGAAATATCAAATAAAAGAAAACAAGCACAAAAAAAATTAGATGAATATGAAAAAATAGTTAATGATTCTGGTGAAGATTTAGCGGGTAAAGATTTAGATGAAGCAACTTCATTAAAAATGTATTTGCAACAAACTCAAAATTTTGTAGTTGACAATGACCGAAAAGTTTTTAAAGCACCATTCATAACAGATACAGATAAATGGACACAGCTTACTCTAAAAAGAATATTATCTAAAGCAGTTGATGAAGGATATGATTTTGTATCGCTAACTCCTGGCAAAGCACAAATGGATCGATGGAATGATGAAGGTGTGGCTAAATTCTATGATGAGATTGTTCCAAAGAATGCAGAGAAGATTGTTAAGAAGTTAGATAAAAATGCTATACAGAAAGATAAACAAGTTTTGGTTGCTGATAGATTAGATTTACTACCTGATAACCTTAAAAAAAGATTTCCGTATGCACAAATTAGATTTAGCATAGAACTAACACCACAGCTAAAAGAAAAAGTTAAAAAAGGAATGGCAATGTTTAGTGCAACGCCACTTG